CCTTGGCTGCGCGAGCCTCGGCGAAGGCAATATCCGCAGGCGGGGGAGGGGGGAGGTACGATTGGGCTAGGCGGGACTCGGCGACGACCACCTTGGGCTTGTCGGCGTTACGCTCGATGGCGACGAGGGCGGCACCGACCCGGTGATCCGTCTTGTCCAAGTCCTTCCCGAGGGTGGCGACGACGTCAGGCTTGGTCGGCGCGTCCGGCTGCTTGGGCAGGGGGGCGTCGACGGGATTGGACGACTTGCACCCAGCCAACGCCACTAGGGCTATGACTAGGAGCCTTCGCATGATCAGCCTTCTCGGGTGAAGGTGGCCTTGTTATCGTCGCCCTTCTTGACCGTGACCTTGTCCTTATCGACTTCGACGGACATGGGTTCGGCCTTCTTGTCGAGACGGGCCACCAAGTCCTTGATGATGTCGACCTCGGGACGGTCAGGCTTCTCGGCCTTGTCGGCGGTGCCGACGATGCCTTGGAGCATGGCGATGAGGGCGGTGACGCCGCCGGCGACCAGGCCGATGACTGGCGCGTGGGACTCCGGGGGGAGGAAGGCCAGCGAGCCGACGCCAATCAGGACGAGGACGACGATGTAAAGGATGGCGTGTTTGCCGAGGTACTTGGACGCCGACTCCTTGGCGGTCTGGGCGGACTCCAGTTTACGCAGCTCGATTTCGGCGGCGAGGCGAACCTTGGCAAGTTCGGGGTCGTGGGGCCGAGGAGCGTTCATCGTCCCTTGAGAGCGTCGAGAGCGGCCTTGCCCTTGGCTTCCAGTTCGGAGGCTTTGGCGGAGTGCTTTCGCATGACGAGGACGCCCGTTACCAGGCCGGCGAGGAAGGAGAGGATTGCAAGGATCATAAGTTAAACAATTCGCATACCGATGCGGTAGTTCACGCCACCGATGGTGACGAGTAGGTCGTTGGTGTCAGAACCGCCGGTGTGGGCCACAATGCTGTCCAACGAGAACGCAGGGCCAGATGCGGTAGAGAGGGTGGTTCCCTTCACGTTGCCGACGACTTCTAGTTTAGAGGTAGAGGTGTAGCCAGTTGCTACGCCGACGCCGACGTTGCCGGAAGCGTCCACGACGAGCGCGGAAGTGTCAGGGGTAGTAGAGTCCTCAACAAGCAGAGCGTTGCCAGTTCCAAGCTGCGTAACCCGCAAGGCGGCATTAACAGTCCCAACAGTTGTCTGAATGATTTGCGGAGCAGTATAGGTGTTGGATGTGTTGGTATTCGCAACAGCCTTTTGCGTCCCTGCGGCGTCCTTGTAATTGATGTTGGTGGCAATCCAGATGTCCCCCGCAACAGAGGTTGTCGGAGCAGTCCCTACGCCAAGGTTGAGAGAAGCCGAGCCAGCCGTAGGTGCGGCCATGTTTACCTTCCCGGTGAATGTCACTCCAGCTTTTACCCAAGTCTGCGAAGCAACTGTTTCGAGTTGGTTCTCGCCGTTGCCGTAGACAAGGTAAGTCCCATTAAAACCGAAATCACCCCAGGCGATTGAGCCGCCTGAACCGGCGCCGAAGCGAATACGCATACGGTTCGCTGAATCTGTGCCAGCAACATCGAGATACCCATTCTCATCAAACAAAACCTCTGACTTGAAATTCACAAAGCCCGTGAAGATAGCACCAGAAAGTTCAGCGTATCCGTCGAGGATTGCTGTCGTCAGATAGCCCTGCGACGTTACCCAAGACTCCGTAGCGTAGCCTTGCGAAGTGACCCAAGACTCCGTAGCAAATGAAGCGGGGTTTCCTTCAAGCGGGTAGAATCCAGCGGTCACCCAAGACTCCGTGGCGTAGCCCGAGAGAAGTGCAGCGGTGAAGGCGGTCGTCTGGACGGATGCGTCGGGGAACGTGATGCCCGTCGACGGCTGGATCGTGAACTGGCCGTAGCCCGTATGGTTGAGCGACAGGGCAGTCGACGTGAGTTGGGCGACATTAGCACCAGCACCCTGAATGGTAAGGCCGGCAAAGGTCGGGGAGTTAAGCAATCCGAGCTGAAGATTATCCCGTGCCGTGGCGAGGTCGGTCAGGCCAGATAGGTTGCCGGCCTTGGTCAAGTAGGAGGACATACCAGACAGAGGCTGGTACGTCGAAGCAGCCGAGCTGATGGTCAGGTACGGCGTCAGCGCGGAGGAGGTAAGGAAACCGCTGGGGTTACCCGTGAGAGGGTAGAAACCAGCCGTCACCCAAGACTCAGTGGCGTAACCAGCGAGGGAGAGGGTCGTCCAGGCGGTGTTGTAGTCGACGGAATCGACCTTGGTCAGGAACTGGCCACCCGTGCCGCCGAGAGGGACGCCGGGTCCGGGGTCGCCTTGGTCTCCCTTGTCCCCCTTTTCGCCCTGAATGCCTTGGTCACCTTGGATACCCTGAATGCCTTGGTCACCTTGGTCACCCTTGTCGCCTTTGATGCCTTGGATGCCCTGAATGCCTTGGATGCCCTGAATGCCTTGGTCACCCTTAACCCCCTGAATGCCCTGCGGTCCCTGCGGACCTTGGGGGCCGGTCGGGCCGGCGGGGCCAGCGAACAGGACTTCAAAGGCGGCTTGGTCGTTGATGCTGATCGTGAAGGCCATCAGGTGGAAACTTTGTTAGGGGTTACGTTGGGGATAATCTCCAGGCGGACGGTGGCCGAATAGAAGATTTCCGTCGTATTCTGGTAGAACTGGATATCCCAGTAGGCCGTGCCGGGGTGCCATTCTTGGGTCTGGTTGGACGATACGGTGAAGGTCGTCGGGCTGGTAATGGCCACGTCGAGGTAGTGGAGCTTGTTGCGGGAGTCGCGCAGCGCGGTGACGATGGTCACCCCGGTCAGGTTAGCAGGCCACCCCGGCTCGGTGGCATAGGTTCCGGCACCGTTGAAGGTTACCCCCTGCTTGAACTGATGATTGGTGCAAGACATGGTTTGCCGTTTGGGTTTAGCCGTATGTCAACAGACCCCTAGGGGGGTCAACCCGGGTGGAAGAACGAAGCAGGACTGATAGGGTAACCTTCCTTGAATCCAGTAAATTGCTTCTCTATTACAGTAGAGATGGTCGGCCGGTACAGTCCAGGCTCGTACTCTTCAAAGTAGTTATCGTATTTGAATACTTGGATCGTCCCTAATGGCCCAGTTTCCTTGATGCAGGACGAGGGGGTGGGGAAAGAAACTAGTTGACCGTTTTCATAAACAGATGGGCTACCAGGCTGGTATCCGGGGTCTGTCTTACTAAAGCTGTCTTCGTTGAAAGTGTGAGATTCAGTAATTCCACTTTTTTCCGTTACAATGACGATGTCCTCGACAGGGGGGTCTACTAGGTAATTCCATGTTTTAACGGTAGTGGTCGTCGTGACTTCCAGAGAGTAACTCATGGTCACTCCGACGTAAGGACGGTTAATGTCATATTCGTCTTCCGTAACGATTGTCCGTCCTTTATAGGAATAGTCCGTGTATCCGGCCTTGTAGAGTTCGGTGTCGCTTGTGATAACGGTGTTGCTCTCGCCTGCGTAAGGCCATTGGAAATCTGCGTAGATTGGGCTGAAGTTTCGGGAAGAAATCTCCTTGGCAGAATACACCGGGTTCTGGATGTAATTTTCGGCGTTCTTCCATTGGGTTACAATAGTCCAAAAACTGTATGTTCCAGATCCTTTTGCTTCATAAGCCTGAAAAGTAAAAGATACGTCATCCGATGCCGTGATACGCGCAGTCATGTTTGTTTCGCTTCCGAAAAGACCTGCATAAAGAACAATGATCCATCCTTCCTTGAAGACTTGACCTTCAACATAAGGGATAGTCCCCGTAGTCATTGGAGTTACAGACAGGGGCGTGGATGTTGCCTCAAAAATAGGGCTTCCCTGACCGAAAGGAATTATGCCTGCAAAACTCTGATACTCTTCGCTAAGACCAGAAGGAACAAACTGGTAATGAAAGTCCCTCATCAGAGCCGTGGGGAACTGACTTCTATCAATCATACCCGGTAGTAGAAATAGTATGCCGAATCCGGCTGCGAGTACTTGTGACGTTCGGACCAAATCGGGTTGCGTAGGAACTGCGTGAGAGAGACCGAAGTCTCGCCCGTCTTCTGTTTAGCCAGAGCAATCAGCAGATATCCCGTATCGTCATCGCTGTCCATAGTATCAGGGTATCCGAAGACGGTCGGATATTCGACGGTCTCAAAATCAGAGCTAGGCCAGATTCGTCCGCCAGAGCCTGCGGCTGGACTTGCCTGGAGGTAGATATAGCAGGACTTGTATCCCTGCTCGTCGGCCGCAGACCAGTCGAACGGTGTCTTCGGTGCCGGCGTCGCCGTGGCGAGTTTGGTCGGAGAACCCGTACCGCCGACGCACGGGATGAGGCCGTTGATTGTAGAAGGCACGACCGAGAAAGTTCCGTCGCCATTATCGTAAACGGTCCAAGGGTCTAGGGGTAGGACTTGTACTACCTGCTGCGGATTCCCCATGGCCACCCCCCCCGTGCCGGCCATGAACTGGATGTCGTTGGACATCATCGGGCGGTTCTTGTCCACCGAGCCGGCGAGCTTGTTTAGCGCGGAGGCCGAGACGGGCTGGCCTGCGGCGAAAGAGCCGTCAAGAGAACCGCTGTTGAATCCAGAGATGGAACGCATCAGAAGCCTGTAATCATCGGGTAGATATCCTTATCCCAGCCGGAGATTCCGGAAAGCATCAGATCAGCCGTGACCTTCCAGATGCCGCCGAACTGTTCTACGGAGCAGGAAGTGATCAGGAAGCCACGGTTAATCTTGGAAAGGTAAAGAGCCGTGTAGATAAAGGAACCGCCGTAACTACCAGTCGCCAAGCCCTTATAGGAATCAGGGAGCTGGTAAAGATTTCCATTCGTATTCCATCCGACGTAGGAAGCAAAGCCAACGGCTGTGGCTTCGTTGTTTACATAGAACAAGCAGCGCAGGGTATTGGACGGTTTGTAGTAGTTCTTGATGCCTGCCTTGATGTTGATGTTTCCGGCTTCGTATTCTTCAATTTTCTGATTGGGCAGGAAGCCGACGAACTGCTGACCTTGCAAGGCACCGCCGCTGACCACCTTGGGCGTCCAAAGTGCGCGGTTAGGATTTAATCCGACGTCTTCTTCCCATCCCGATACGGGGGGCCATCCGGCCAGAGGCTCCTCATTCACACCGCCTAGGGGGGGGATGCCAGTGGGGCTGTTGACGACGAGGAAGTTAGGGTGGTGTTCAATAGGCTCGGAAGCCGTAGAGCCGGACATGACCACCTGCGTGATCGTCTTCGTTCCGCTGTTTACGTTAGGGTCGATGCCGCAGAAGTCGGCGGTCACGGTCAGCACGTTGGCCTTCTCGTAAACCATGTTCGCCTTCCAGATTTTCATCTGTTGAAGGTTCGCCGGAGCGGTAGACACTAGGCTTCCCAGAGTGGTTCCTTTAGCGAACTTCGTAGTGAAGTTTCCCATCTGGGAGACGTCCCACTTGAACTTGATTTGTGCCTGTAGTAGTCCAAATCCGTCCGCCTCAATCTGCCAGCCTGGTTGCGGCTTCGGATCGAGAAGGTTGTTGCCGTAAGGAATGACAGTAGTGGAAGACATTATCGTGAAAGGTCGTCGGCGGTGCGAGGAGGGGCTTCGTCTCTAGGACGAGTATGTTCTGCGGTGGCCTCGGTGGCCGTTGCAATCCGTTCAAGGGGGGTGAAGGCTACGGCTCCGAAGATGTCGCCGCCGCCCATCTGCTGCATCTGGGACGCCGCGCCGGCTTCGGACATACCGAAGGGGGAAAGAATCTTGCCGTTGCCCTTGAGCTGCTTGCGAATTTCTTCCTCTGCTTTTTTCCTGTCTTCTGGGTCGAATCCTTTAAGGACGTACTTTATGATTTCTTCGTCGGTCATGTGCTTGGGAGCATTTTCCATCCTGCGCTTTACCTTGTCCTCAACGGATTCAAAAGGATTCCAGAAACCTAGAGTGAAAATATTTTTCATATCAGACATCCAGCCTTCGACTTGTTCTACAAAGCCGCCGAACATATCAATCATAATATTGACAGCACTTCTGCCGATATTTTCAAGGTCATTCAAAAGTCTTCCCAAGGCCGATATTGCACCCGGGTCTGCTTTTTTGTAAGTATCGGCGGCATCTTCAATGGCCCTAGACCCAGCCTTGATGATCGGTAGAAGTTCCTTGAACGAGTCGCCGAACATCTTCGTGCCGTAGTAAAGCAGCGTGGCTTCGTCCGTGCCGGCGGCGTAGGCGTCGGCCAGCATCTGCATGGCCTTCTGATGGTTGAAGGTACCGTTGGCAACCTCGTCCATGCCAATCCCCATCTTGGCGAGGATGTTGGTCAGCTCGCCGCCCTTGATACGGACTTCACCCATTCGGCGCGTAAACTCGACCGACGCATTTACCATAGTTTGTAGTCCTACTCCGAAAGCCTTACCGATGGCTTCAAGATTACGAACATCTTCAATTGAAATGCCTGTCTTGAGCGATGCCAACCTGATTGATTGTGCGTATTCAGCCAACTCCTTGACCTTGGCTGTAACACTTGAAATCATTGCACCAAAGGCGTCGAAGAAAGCACCAATCACGCCGCCAATAGGGCCACCGAGAAGGCTTCCGATTCCCATGCCAGAGCCGAGTTGATTGGCAGCACCTTGGAACGGGTTAACGCCGGCATTAACCGATCCAGCAAGACCGCCTAGTTTCTTGCCTGCACCAGCAAGACCCTTCTCCAGCTCGGTCTGGTCTAGTCCAATTGTTACTGATAGGTCGGCCATCGGTGTTAGGGTAGGTTGTTCGCCTTTTTGTAGGCTTCAATGCGTTCGTCGAAATTCTCTAAATCTTTCTCCTGCTCCGTGGAGAGGATATCAATCTTGGCCCCGTTGTAGATCGCGCTGGCAACGGACATCCAGACGGCCTCGCCCTCAGGCATCGTCCAAGCCTCCTCCAGGCTTACGCCGTTACGGCACAGGTTGGACACGCAGGACAGGGGGAACGGAATGTCCTCGTACTTCTTGCCGTTACCCTTGTCTTCCTTCTTCCAGAACTTTGGGTAGGACAACGAGACCTTGATGCAGCCGAGGATCGTACCCACACAGCGCGAGTAGTACTTCTTGCTCATGGCCATCCGGGCGATGTAGAGTTTCTCGACGAAGGACAGGGGGCGGGCCATCTCCTCCTTGTCGTAGGTCGACAGAATCCGCGCCGCCATGACGACGTGAAAAGGGTCGAACTTGTACTTTTCCGGGTCGAGGAACGGAGACTCGATGGCCTCCAGAGCGACCCGGTGCCGAAGGCAGAAAGGACGAAGCGTCCTGCCGCACACCTTGTCTTGGCGGGGCAGGACGGTCGTAGCCTGTAGGTATCGAGCATCCATGTTGGATGCCGTCCTTTAGACGATGCTGGAGTACTTGACGCCCTTTACGGTGACCTTGCGGAAGTCCTTGTTCGTACCCTTGTCTTCGATAGACTTAATGATCCATTGAAGACCCATATATCCGAACTGCGTACCTAGTGCAGGAATTGCGTTAGTACGAAGAACTCCGTCAATGGTGATTTCCTGAAAGAGGTCGTCCAGGCGGTCGGTGATGATGATTCCGTCTTCGTCGGAAACTTCAACATCGAGCTTGAAGCTCTGTGAAATCGAGTCCGACTGGAGGGTCATGTAAGTGACCGTACCGTTAAGTCCATAAATATGGGCTACTCCGTAATCAATGGCAGAACTGGATGGCATAGTCGTATGGGTTTAGCCAAGTGTCAAGGGGCGGGTGGCATGACGCCCCAGACGGTGTATTCCAGCACGTTTCCGTAGCGTCGCTGGCTCATGCCTTCCTCGTCATTCTCAATCCACAGGTCGTACAACTGGCCGTCGGTGGAGGGGTTCCAGAGTGCTTGCAAGGCCGGCACGTCGCGCATGGCCCCGATGACCTCCACGACCCTAGCCCGGTGGACTTCCAGCGTCTCGTCGTCGGCGGACGAGTAGATGTAGAGTTTCAGGGTCGCCTTGTAGTTGCCTAGGGTCTGGGAGCCAAGGTCATCAATGTTGCTGCTGGACTCGGCGTGGGCGATGATGATCGGGATGACCCGGATTTCATCGGTCACGCCCTTATGCACGGCGATGCCTGGGAACAGCGGAGCGAGGTAATCGGCCACCCTCGTTTCGAGGACGGTGCGGAAACTGAAGAAAGTAGGGGTGGGCATCAGGGTGTATTGGTAAGGGATAGGTTGAACCCGTTTTGTAGCCGGCGAACGACTTCTGCCAGTTTACCGTGGTTGCGCGGGGCTTGCAAATGCTTGAGCATGGCAACCCGCATTGCGAAGGCACGGTGGTTCATGGCCATCCGCATGAAGTGGTATCCTTGGCTGTAGTTGCGGCCTACGGTAGAGCCGAGCTTGATGACGGGGTCGGCTACGCCGAGCCGTGCTTGGTAGATGGACGTGCCTGAACCCTGTCGGCTGACCCAAGCGGACGTGGGCATCGGGCGTAATTTCAGGCCAGCGTAGTACCAGCCTGACTTGAGTCTGCCAACGCGCTGCTGGACACGCTTAATGTAGGACTCGACGGGCTTCATGTCGTCGACAAAATACTTATCCTTTTTGGATGTCTCGTAAACCTTGTACGACGGACTGCCGCGCCGCTTTTCGTGAATTGATTTAATCTGTGCTTCGGAAGTACCAAGGATAAAACGAGAATTGCTGTACCTATTATTGCCTTGAATACGCTTGAAATAGTCGAACTCTCCTTGACCGATGATGCCGCCTTTTTCTTGGATCATCCCGAAGACATAGCCTGGGTCTGCAAAGACTGGACGCTTCATCTTCTCCTTCGCCCAAGCCGAGAACACTCCTAGGTTGTTCTGCGCGGCGACGCCGGCAGCGGGTGCCATGAACAAAGGCGCGAAAATCTTACGGACGTCCCGGTTGACTGCGGCGTCGCCCTTCTTCTTGGCCTTGCTTCCGAAGCCTCCTTCCCCGCCCTTCGTGATCGAAGGCTTGGCCCCGGAGAACGGGGGGGTGAAGTCGCACATATCCTTGGCGAATAGGCCAGCCTGCTGCTTCACGACGCCCTCGATGCTCTTACGCATGACCAAGGCGTACAGGGCTAGGTGCTTGGCGAACTCGGTGTAGTCTACCTTGACGCCCTTGGCGACTGTGACCACATAGGCCATTACTGGACCTTGGTCTGAACCTTGACGATGACCCAGGCGGAGGGGGTGCGGTCCGTCACGGTCATAATGCGGAACTCCTGACCCCCATAGGCCACCACATTCCCGAAGGCGATCAGACCCGGGTGGGCGGCGGCGTCCGTCCGCAGGAACTTCATGTCGAACGAGGTCTGGTTCATAAAGCCCCCCGTTTCCAAGTCCTGCATGATGGCCGGCTGCGACATCAGCGCGTTTAAGGGTACTGGCGTCCCGCCTGGGACGTTTTTAACGGTCACGGCCTTAGGGATCTCGGAAAGGATTTCCGAGGCGTCTACAGCCCATTCGTCCGTGATTCCCGACATGGGTTTAGCCCATTGTCAAAATAAGAAACCCTCCCCCCGTGGCGCGGGGAGAGGGCTTCGCATTGTCGCTTTGGGGGATTTTAAACTCCCCCGAAAGGTTACGAGCTGAACTTGATGCGCTGGAGGGCGTTGGGGTTACCAACAGCCGAACCGACGAGCCAGAGGGCAGACATATTGTGCTGACCGGCCTGCCAGTTGTACCAGTAGCGGAGAGCGAAGGAGAACTTGCTGTCCGGGTCTTGGACGACCATCTGTTCGCCACCGCCCGTGGTCGGGGTAGCAGGAACACGGGTCACGATGACGAGACCTTCCTTGCAGGAGGCCACGCCGTTGAGACCTTCGGTGAAGGCGGTGCCGGAGGTCGGGAAACCGTTGTACTCGGAGACGCTGAAACCGTGGAGGTTCTTGCTGATCGAGTTGTTCTGGATGACGTCGCTGTTACCGTAGGAGAACGTCTGGGCGACAGAGGCATCCTGAACGAGCTGGCCCATAGCGTCGGGGCTAAGGAGCAACTTACGACCGATGTGGGGCAGGTTAGCCTTGGTCAGGTTCTTGGCGGCGTTGGCCACGGCGATGCGGTTGAAGCCGGAGGTGGCACCCGAGTAGGCTTCGGAGGCGAAGTTAGCGGCGGTCACCTTGGAGAGGACTTCGTCGAACAGCGACTTCTGGACGGCGTTGGCGATCGGGGCGAAGAAGAGGCGACGGAGGCGTTCCAGGCTGAGAGTGGACGCTTCGTAGTCGGTGAAGGCGACGTCGACATACTTCAGGTCGGCGATGGTCACGGGGACGTCGGTCGAGGTGGCAGAAGCAGGGACGAATCCGTTAGCCGGGTTGAAGGTCGTGGCCGTGAAGGCGTCGGCGTAACGGGTGTGAACCGTGGTGCCGCGCTCGGCGACGTAGTTGCCGAAGTCGGTGACGGCGATTTCCGTCAGGGGAACGAGTTCGGGGACGAGGGTGCGGAGGGACTCTTCAGCGACGAGCTGGAGGGTCAAGCCACCAATGCTGTTAGACATAGTAGGGAGTTAGGTTGGGTTGGAGAGGGGAAAGGATCAGCGAAGGCCGGCAGCGCGGAGGATGGCCGGACGGTTCTTGCTGTAGAAGTCAGAGGCGGCTTTGCCGTCCTTCTGTTTGAGGGCCACCCACTCGGCGGAGATATCCTCGTCGCTCTTGGAGGTAGCGGCGACTTCGGCGGGGGTGACTTCAAGGGGGGTGACGCCGACGGAGGCGGCGATGGCAGCGGCTCGCTTGCCGGCGGTTTCCTGCGAGGCGTGGATTTCCTTCGCCTGGGCTTCGGCCTTGGAGCGAAGTTCATCGGCGGCGGCGAGCTTGGCCGAAAGGTCATCGACCTTGGCGGCGAACTCGGCGAGCGAAGCGTCCTTGGCGGACATCGCAGCGGTCATTTCATCGACCTTGGCGGACAGGGAGGCAACTTCGCTGGCCTTGGCTTCGACCTCGGCGGTCTTGCCGGTGAAGGCTTCCTTCAGCGAGTTAAGGCGTTCTTCGAGCGTCATCTTGGTTTTAGCCAAGTGTCAAGCCTTGGGCTTACAGTCGGTGTCGATGGGGGGGCATCCATCGTCAGGAATCTCGGCTTCGTCCTCGTCTTCGTCTTCATCCGAGTCCGTGCCGTCAGGCTTCTTCTTTTTCTTCTTTTTCTTCTTCTTGTCGTCGGAGATCGGGGGGACGCCGTCCTTGTCGTCACCCTGCTCGGGCGAGACGTCAGCCGCCTGGGCGTAGCCGGCGGGGCCGGTCGACGGCACCTGCTTCTCGGCGCGTTCGTAAATGGCGTACTCCTCGGGGTCGATGGCCATGAGGAGGTCGTCAAAGGTGTTCATCAGGCCGGAGACCAGGCTCTTCTCCGCGCCCTTCTTGCCGGACCAGCATTGACCCTGCATATCGGCTTCGTCGGCGTAGGTGCGGACGGACTTGATGTCCATGATGAACCACTTGTGCATCTCGTCGACGTCGTCTTGGAAAAGTTTACGCTGCTCGGGGGTCATCGACGTACCCGTGTAGCCAGCACCCTTGGCCCAGCCGGCCTTGATGAGGTCGACCGTGATGCCTTCTTCGGCGTAAGCCGCCTTCATGTCGTAGATCGGGATGTAGACCCCGATGGAGCCGACGACGGAGGACGGGGACACGAAGACCTCGTCGCATTGGCTCATCAGCCACATCCCAGCAGAGCAGGACTGCTTGCAGGTCCAACCGATGGTCCGCTTCTTGCAGGCGCGGATACGAGCAGCCATCTCGGGGACGCCGGTGACCGTGCCGCCAGGCGTGTCGAAGTCGAGGATGATGGTTTCGACGCCCGGGTCACGCTCGGCGTCTTCCAGCATCTCTTGGATGTCCTCGATATCCGTGGCACCCATCATCTTTTCAAGCTCGGTGAGGCCGGAACCAATCACGCCCTTCACGGGGATGATGGCCAAGTCGCCGCTCTTCACCATCATCGGCTTCGGGCCGAAGAGCATCTCCATCATGTCCTCAAGGTCGTCGCCGGCCTTCAGGTCGGAGGG